TATGACTCAAGCTTGTTTGTCCGGGCCATGTATGGCCAAATGGAAATACGTTGGGATATGCTAGCCGATGAGCACAAAACTGCGGAAAATTCTCTCAGGTTTCAACGCCTGTATGACGACATAGTGCACTCTGTGATCGTTTTAGAGAATGGTGAGCTTATTCAGAAACACACTGGAAACCCGTCTGGCTCAGCAAATACTATTGTGGATAATACCATGATTTTATTTCGTCTGTTTGCCTATGCGTGGATTGAATTAGTTGAAAACAAATTTGGGAAAGCCAATGCTGCATCTTATGCAGCAGCGATTACCGATGATGTTAGTAAACGAAATTACGAAGGTGATGTGTTTGGAAGCTATGAGGACTTTATGAGTAATGTTGAAGCTGCCTTAAATGGCGACGATAACACATTCACGGTTTCACAACTGTGTGTGGATTGGTTCAACCCGAAAACTATTGCGCCCATTTGGTCTGGTATTGGAATTACCACCAAAACCCCCTGTGAGGAGCCTCGTGCTCTTAAGGACGTTCAGTTCCTATCGCAGGGTTTTCGTGAGGACCAAGGCATTTGGTTGCCGGTCCCTGATACAGACAGAGTTCTGTGCTCACTTCGTTTTGGATCAACTGTTGACGATGTTCGTTGGCATTTGATGAGAGCGTACGCCTTGCGAATTGACTCTTGGGCAAACCTTGAGTGTCGCAGCTTCATTCAAAAATACATTGATTGGATCTGGAAACATCCAGAGTACAAAGAGCAGTTAGTTGGTGAGATCAATGGTCTTACGATGAGTGAGATCGATGGTATCTATAAATCCAACGATTGGTGTTGGGCATTGTATGCTGGACTTGAATTGAAGGGGACTCCGCTGGTAAGCGAGGCCTTCACCCTTTTAAAAAGTCTTAGATCACATTTTGAATCTGCAACTCATAACTCTCTTCCTTCTTCTTCTTCCTTCTCTCTCATTCTTTAACCATGGGTAACCAAACTAAAAAGACGCAGAAAGCTCAGCAGAAAAAGCTGGCTAATGCGATGTTTGGAAAACAAAAGGGTAAAAAGAAATCCAAAACAAACGGTTCGAAAAACCGTGGTTCTCCCACGAAGTCTGTTCCTGGTGTTATGTCCTCCGTTTCTGATGGACTAAATACTGGCATGGTTTGGAAAAATTCCAATCAGGTTCGTGATCATTTTAATCGGCGATTTGAAAAAGTTGCTGATTTGATTAGTCCTGGGGCTGCATTTACAATTTTGCAGTCACTATTTTTGAATCCGGGCAACTCTGTGTTGTTTCCCGTTTTCTCCCAGATAGCCTCAACTTATGAGGAGTACATTTGTCACCTTTTGCGGTTTTGGTACCGCGGGGAGTCGTATACAGCTATTAGTGCTGTTGCTGGTGCTGGTATTGTCGCTTATGCGACTAACATGGATCCTGATGATCCTGGCTTCACGAATGTGAGCCAAATGGAAAACTATGAAGGTTCAGTGAGCGGTCCTCCGTTTGCTGGCCACTTCATGCATGATGTGCAAGAAGTTCACAAGGCTAAAGGCCGGAATCGATCTGGCGGCGCCCAAATGGCGCTAAATCAATACTTTGTGTATAGTTCCGCTAATCAAGCGGCTCCTGCGAATTCAACTGCCAAATTTTATGATCTTGGTTTATTCCAAGTGGCTTGCAATGGGTTGGCTGTAGTGGCCACTCAAGCTGTGCCTATTGGCGAGTTGTGGGTTGAACATGAATGGACGTTAATTCGGAGAAAACAAGAGACTCCGATTGGTCAACAAGCGCTTTATGCGCATATTGTGGAAGGTCCTGCTGCCACAGCAGCTGCTGCTACGCCTTTGGGTACAAGCGGTGGTGTTTTGCGCGCTGGCTCAACCATTCCATGTGTTTCTACAACAACAGCCATTAGTATGCCAGTTGCTGGCACTTTTCTTTGCTTCTTTCAGGCCACTGGGTCTGTTAGCGCGGGGATTATTGTCACAAATGGTTCGAATATTACTGGTTCGCTTCTGATGAATGATAGTGCGAATTCAAATCGCCAAGCTTTCTCAGGTGGAACGTCTGTTTATGCAGCGGTCCATGTGGTTTCACAACCAGGAACTGGCGCAGCTAATTTGATGACCATTAGTGGGGTTACAAGCCTTGCTGCTGGCACATTTGACTGCTTTATCTCTCAGATTTCTGGGGGGGCCACTTTCACGTCCAGACCGTCGTTGAATCAAATCACGTCGGCTTTTGATGCGCTGTGTGAGCGCTTTGACAAGCTTGAAAGAAAGCTTGTCACTGGTTCAGATTCTTTGCAGAAATGTATTGTGTCTGAGCCAGATACTCCTTTTGAAGAAGAAAAGGGGACAGAACTTGAAAGTTCTGTTCACATCTCCAAATCGACTGCTGAGCAGTTGTTGAGGGGACTCGGCTTGCGGAAGTAATTCCCAAGCTCTTCTTGCGGTGTGCGAACTACCGTTACCTTGTCGTGTGTTATAAATGATGGATCATCAGCTATTGTAGGATCTGCCAGATTTTAAGTTTAACTCGCGGCAGTCTAAAATTCGTGTCTTCATTTGGAACAGGCTGTGGTGGCCTCAAAACATCCTGGCTGAAACAAACCAGTAATGTCTCTGTTTGAAGACTCTTAGTAATGATGACCAATTCGTTTCACACATAGGTGTAGATGTAGCTCATCGTTGATTCTGATCTTTGTTGATCTTCCTCCGTTCTTTTCCGGCCGAGAATAAACTCGTGCAAATTTTTCAATGTGTAGAGGAATGTCCACTGCGGGTTAGGTCGGTACCCAAATCCCAACCGATGTGCGCTGAAAGGCGTGGTTTGCAATGGAC